CGCGTCGCAGTTGATGGCTGAATACGATGATACATGTCGAGAGATCGCGGAGGCTGAAAAGCGCAAGCGCGAATTGATCGACCGCATGGTTGAAATGACCGGAGGCGCGGATGCCAAGATTGCCGAACGCAGTTTAACGCTAGTCCGAAAAGCCGGCGCGATCAGCTATGCCAAAGCGATCAAAGAGCTTGCACCGAACGCCGACCTCGAAAAGTGGCGCGGGCAGCCGTCAGAGTATTGGGTGGTGAAATGAAAAAAGAATACGAGGCTTTTCTAAAATCAAAACAAGTCAAGGCATATGAACGCGGGCTTTCAAAAGTCCCGGAATTATCCGGACATTTGTTTCAGTTTCAGCGGGCAGCCGTTGAATTTAATTTGCGCGTCGGAACGTCTGGACTGTTTTTAGACACCGGCTTGGGTAAGACTGAATGCCAGCTTGAATGGTGTCAAAAGGCTATCGAGGCCACGAACAGCCGCGCGTTGATACTGACACCGCTATCGGTTGCTGGGCAGACCAAGCGCCGCGCTGATAAATATGGATATGAAGCCCGAGTGATCCGCGACCAGTCGGAAGCCGGCCCAGGTATTAACATTATTAACTATGACCGGCTGGACAAGATCGACCCGACGCAGTTCGGGATTGTGTCACTGGACGAGGCGTCGATCCTCAAGTCGTTTACCGGAAAAACGACGCGGGCGCTGATTGATACGTTTCGAGGGTATCGGTTTCGGCTTGTCGCGACCGCGACGCCGGCTCCGAACGATCACATGGAAATCGGTCAGTATTCCGAATTTCTTGAGATCATGCCATCCAGCGAAATGCTGATGCGTTGGTTCATCGCGGATCAAACCGAGATGGGGCGCTATCGGCTCAAAGGCCATGCCGTCACGGCGTTCTGGGACTGGATGGCGTCATGGTCAAGGATGGCCGAAAAGCCGTCTGATCTTGGCGATACCGAAAACGATACACGGTTCACGTTGCCTCCGTTCGAGGTCACCCGGCATCGCGCGAAAGATAGTCGGATCGACCGCGAATTGAGTGACATGTTCGGGGCGCCGCAGATGAGCGCCACCGGATTGCATGAGGTCAAGCGCCAGACATCGGAATCGCGCGCCGATGAAGTGGCAAGCGTGGTCGCGGCCGACCCGGCCGAAAGCTGGCTGATCTGGGTCGATACCGATTACGAAACCGACGCAGTGAAACGCGCCATCCCCAATGCGGTCGACGTTCGCGGGTCGATGACGGCGGAACAAAAAGAGGAACGGATTGCGGCATTCGAGGCCGGCGAAATCCGCTACCTGATCGGCAAGCCATCGATGCTCGGCTACGGCCTGGACTGGTCGCACTGCGCCCGGATGGCTTTTGTCGGCCGCTCATACAGTTATGAAACCTGGTATCAAGCCGTGCGCCGCTGCTGGCGGTTCGGGCAGACCAGGACGCTACAAGTCCACCTGATAGTTGCCGAAGGTGAGGACGAAATCGGCCGGGTGATTGATCGCAAGGCCGATGACCACGCCAAGATGAAGCGCTCCATGTACGACGCCATGAGGCGCGCCAATCAACAGTCGTCAAATCTCAAAGTTAAATATAACCCCACTCACATCGCGAGGATGCCGTCATGGATTTACGCTGCTTAGATTCAAAAATAGGTAATGAATACACGGCGATCAACGGCGATTGTGTTGATGTTATTCGACAAATACCGGAAAATTCTATTGGATTTTCCGTTTATTCTCCGCCGTTTTCTGGCCTCTACATCTACAACGATTCGGAAGCCGACATGGGGAACTCGGCATCCGACGATGAGTTCCTGACGCATTACCAATTTCTTGCGAATGAACTGTATCGCGTTCTCAAGCCTGGGCGACTGATCGCGGTTCACTGCAAGGATTTGGTCTATTATCGCACACAGCGCGGCACGGCTGGACTGCGTGACCTCCCCGGCGACTTGATCCGCTCGCATATCGCGGCCGGCTTCGATTTTCATTCCCGCGTGACAATCTGGCGATGCCCGGTCCGCGAGATGACAAAAACCAAGGCTCACGGATTGCTTTATAAGCAACTTCGTGCGGACTCTAGCTTTTCGAGGCAGGGATTGCCGGAATATTTCGTGGTGTTCCGCAAATGGGCGAAGGAAGGCGATCAGGTAGTACCGGTCACTCATACGTTTGAAGATTTTCCGCTGCCGCTATGGCAGGACTACGCATCGCCCGTCTGGATGGATACACGCGAGACCGATGTCTTAAATAGCAATGCGGCGCGTTCGCCGGAGGATGAAAAGCATATTTGTCCGCTGGCGCTTGATCTGATCGAGCGAACGATCCGGCTATGGTCGAATCCCGGCGATATCGTCCTTTCGCCGTTCATGGGGATTGGGAGCGAGGGCTATCAATCTTTGAAATTGGGCCGCAAATTTGTCGGGGTTGAGTTAAAAGAAAGCTATTTCAAGCAGGCATGTCGATACCTGGATGAAGTAGACCGGCAACAAAAACTAATTTAGAGGCGAAACCAATGAAAAATGATCGTAAAGGCGACTGGATGCAAACCCATACAGGCGGCCAGTTTTGGCCGCTTGATCCAAGAATTGAGGATATTAACATTTTGGATATTTCTGCATCTCTGAGTAAGATAAACCGATATGCTGGGCATACATTAGACTTCTATTCTGTCGCCGAGCATTGCGTACTTATTACTCGGAAAATGAGGTTACTTGGATATGATCAAGCAATCTGCCGTGAGGCGTTAATGCACGACGCATCGGAGGCGTATATTGGAGACATTCCACGGCCGCTTAAACCATATTTGAAAAATTACGATGAAATCGAAAACGGCATAATGCAAAAAATTGCAGAAAAATATGATTTTGCATGGCCTTGTTCTAAATTTGTAAAATTATATGACACGCGGATATTAAATGATGAGCGCGAACAGGCGATGGAAATAGAACCAGATCCATGGCCGCAAACGGACAAAACTATGAAATTGAATGTAAAATTAGAGTTTTGGCCGCCACATGCCGCAGAACATGAATTTATGATCGAAGCGAACCGTTGTGGAATAAAATGACTCTTCGCCCCTACCAGCTAGCCGCGCATGACGCGATCATTGATTGGGTTCGCAAGTCGCGGTCGCGGTGCATGATTGAGGCGGCTACGGGGGCGGGCAAAAGCCATATTATTTCCGCCGTCGCCGAGACAATCCATCGGATCAGCAATGGAAAGCGCGTGCTTTGCCTCGCGCCATCCGCCGAGTTGGTGGTGCAGAATTACGAGAAATACATCGCGACAGGTTCGCCGGCATCTATTTTTTCGGCCAGTGCCGGACGGAAAGAATTACGATACCCGGTCGTCTTTGGGACGCCAATGACGGTTCGCAACCGTATTGCGAAATTCGGCAATGAATTCGCCATGGTGATCGTGGACGAATGCCACGGGATCACGCCGACTGTTCAGGGCATCATTGAAAAGATAAAAGAGACAAACCACAATTTGCGCGTCGTTGGCATGACCGCAACGCCATATCGGCTGGGAACTGGTTATATTTTCCGCCAATGGCCGAACGGCAATCCAGTATCGGAGCACGAAACTATCAACCCATATTTTGACGCTTGCGTGTATCAAATCCGCGCGCCGGAATTGATCGAACAGAAATTTTTGACGCCGCCGACAATCGGCGCGATCCACGCTGATACATATCGCACCATGGACATGGAATTGAACGCCAAAGGCAAATTTAGCGCCGAGGACATAGACCGCGCATATCACGGGCACGGGCGGAAAACGTCGGCTATCATTGCTGATGTGATTGCTCAAGCGCAAAATCGCCAAGGCGTGCTTATTTTCGCCGCCACGATCCAACACGCGCAAGAATGCCTCGCCAGCTTGCCGGAGGAATTGTCTGCCATTGTCACGGGCGAAACACCGCAAAAAGACCGAGCCGATATATTGACGCGGTTCAAAGCCCGCGAGATCAAATATCTTGTCAATGTTGCCGTGCTTACGACCGGATTTGACGCAACCCACGTCGATGTCGTGGCGCTGCTACGGGCCACGGAAAGCGTCGGACTGATGCAGCAAATCGTGGGCCGGGGGCTTAGAATATCGGAAGGCAAAACGGATTGCATTTTGTTGG